CGGCCGGCCTCGCCGATGGCCTGGTTGATCTTGGCCGAGTCCACCTCGGAGCCGGACTCGGCCGTCAGCTCGGCCAGCTCCTCCAGCGTGATCCGGGTCAGCAGATCGTCCTGGCTGCAGTAGCCCATCTAGTCCCCCTGGGCCTTGGCCTCGATGGCGCTCCAGGCCCGATCCCGGTCGGCGGCGTTGACGTTGCGTTTGAGGATCTTTCCCATGCCCTCGACCGTGGGTTTGCCGTCCTTGGTCACGTAGCCGAGCGGGACGCATTTCCTGGCCGCCCAGATCAGTTCATCCAAGTTCGGGCCTTCCTGGCCGTCCCCGGCCGCCGGCTCGGGTTCGGCCGGTTTCTCCTCGGCCGCCGGCGCCGCCGCTTCAACGGCCGGCTCTGTCCGGACCGGCTCCTCGGCCTCGACGACCTTCACCTGGAGCTTTGGCTCGGCCTGGAGCCGCTCCAGCTCCTCGGGCGTGAAGCGGTCGCCCGGGTGCTTGGTCCACTCGGGCGGGTGATAGACCCCGCAGCGCCAGAAGCCGCGCCGCGGGATCGCCTTGATGTTCAGGGCCTTGATCATGTCAGCCCTCCTCTAGACCAGCCAGGAGCAGACCAGCAGCTCGGCCGTGCCCACCCAGGGGTTGTTCTCGGTGACGCCGCTGACGATCACCAGCTCCTGGGTGAGCAGCTTGCGGGCCGCCTCTTCCAGGGTGGGCGGCACCACCAGCAGGGGCTTGCCCTGGCCCAGGATGTTCAAGGGCCGGCCTTCCTCGTTCTTGAGGCTCATCATGGCCGCCCTGGCCGCGGCGTAGTTGGTCCCGTTCAGCGTGGCCTTGCTGGCATAGGCCAGTTGGGGGAACCCGAAGCCGACGTTGTGCCGGGCGTCCACGCCGTAGAGGAACTCGGCCCGCATGAACACGTTCTCGTCGGTCGGGTTGTCCATCGCGGTCAGCTCGATAGGCTTGCGCTGCTGGTAGATCAGAGGCTTGAGCGGCCGGGAGACGTCCAGCAGGTACCAGGGCGTGGACGAGCCGGAGGTCAGGTTCGACCAGGTTCCCTTGGTCGCATCCGAGCCGTCCACCGGGTGGGCGTCGTCAAAGAAGTACTGCCCGTCGTGGCAGTCGTGGTCGAACCCGTCCGCGAGCAAGCCGAAGATCAGCTCGTCCGGATGGGTCTGGGCCGCCTGGGCCAGGTTCTGGACGATTGGCCTGTAGATGCCCAACTGCTCGTCCTCGACGTCGTCCCGCTTGACGCCGATGGTCGCCTCCCAGGCCTTGTTGATGATGGTGTAGCCCGCGGCCTCGAGGCTCTTGATGACGCGATCTCCGACCCATTCCCGCAGGCCGGGCAGGGACTTGAGCCAGCCGTAGACCTCCTGGCGGGTGCTCGAGGGCACCAGCATGGCCACCTGCTGCCAGTAGGTCTTGGTGTCGGCCAGGGCCTCCTTGAAGACCAGCCGCAGGTTCTGGTAGATGCCCTTCAGTGCTTCCGGGGTGATGATCATTTCCTTGCTCCTCCTACGCCGCCTTCAGGGCGACGATTGCCCACTCGGTGTCGATCACCTGGGCGATCGTGCCGGCGGGCCGCGATTCAGTTGTGGTCAGGCCGAAGCCGATCCCGCTCTCCATGTAGGCGCTGTCGCCCAGGTTGCCGGCGGACAGGGCGTCGCTCGACTTCATCCTGGCGTGCAGCTTCCGCTCGCAGAAGACGGTGACCGCGCTGGCCGCGCCGATGGAGTTGTCGGCCGTTTCAACGGCGATCGCCCCGACCGCGGTCAGGGTCGAGAGATCGTTGGCCTCATAGGCCATGCCCGAAGCGTTCACGGCGACCAGGTCGCCCTGGTTGATGATCGTGCTCGCGCCCACGGGCAGGGTGAAGTAGTACTCGAAACCCTCCTCGACCTTGATTTCCTTCAGGTCCACGGCGATGACGGCGTTGCCGGCGTCGATCACCTGGACGATCCGGCCGATGGGCATCAGTTCAGACCCGGACAGGCTGAACGTCGTGCTGGTGTTCATGTAGGCCATGTCGCCCAGGTTTCCGTCGCTCAGGGCGTCGGCGCTGGGCATCCGGATCAGTGGGCGGTATTCGGCGACGACGTCGATCTCGCCGGCGGAGCCGCCGGAGTTGTCTGCCGCGACGGCCGCGATCGCCCCGGTGCAGGCCAGGGTCGAGGCGTCATCGGCGCCCTGGACGTAGCCGGACTGATCGTAGGCGAGCAGGCTGCCCTGCTCGACGACCGCCCCGGAGGCCACGGGCAGGTTGAGGTAGTAGGTGAACTCCTCGTCGACCTCCAGGTCCAGCCTGACCATCGCCTTGCTGGTCGAGACGACCTCGGCGATCCGGCCGACCTTGATCCAGGCGGCCCCCTTGAGGTCCACCTGGCCGTCGTCCTTGACGAAGACCGGCCGGCCCAGGTCGGTCTGGGCCAGGGTCGAGTAAACGGTCAGCTCGAAGACCTGACCGGTCCAGACCTCGACGTTCAGGTCGCCGTTGCCGCCGCTGGAGTTGTCCACCTGGGCGCGGGCGATCCCCTTGAACTTGAGCCCGGCCGTGTCGCTCGCGGGCACGGCGTAGCCGTCCGCGTTGACGGCCACCAGGGAGCCGCCGTAGATCTTGGTCGAGCCCGCGACCGGCAGGCCGAGGATCACCCCTTCCTGCCGGGTGATTTTCTGATCGGCTGACAGAGCCATTTACGCCTCCTTTGCCTTCATCTCGGCCAGCTTTTTGGGGTCGTTGCCCATCAGGCTGGCCACATGGGCCTCCTCGGGCGTCAGGCCGCCCGCGGCAGGCTTGACCGGCCCCAGGCCGGCGGTCTTGAGGTCGCCCAGGGGGACGAGCCTCGGGGCGTGCTCGATGTAGGCCTGGGCCTGGGCCAGGTCCTTCCCGGCCAGCTCCTCCAGCCAGCCCTTCTGCTTGGCCAGGATCTTGCCCTCCTTGAGGGCCAGATCGACCAGGCTGGCCACCGCGGCCTGGCGCGAGCCCTTCTCCAGTTCGGCCACTCGCTGGGCCAGGTCGCCCGCGCCCTTGGCCCCGGCCGCGTGGGCCTGGACGGCCCCCAGGATCTCGGACTCGGCCGCCTCGGGTTTGAGGCCGGCCGCCTGGGCCACCTTGGCCCGGAACTCGCCGCCGTCCCCCTTCTTGGCCGCGGCCGCGGCCAGTTCGGCCACCTTGGGCTTGAGCTCCTCGGGCTTGAACTCGCCCGGCTTCAGTCCGGCCGCCTCGGCCGCCTGGGCCAGCTCCTGCTGGGCCTTGGCCGCCGCGCCGGCCAGCTCCAGGGCCTTGTCCTCGGTCAGCTCACCCGTGAACCCCAGGATCTTGGCCAATTTGGAAAGAAACTCCTTGATAGCGTCCACGTCTGCACCTCCTCCTTGCCGGTGGGCGACCAGAGGTTCGGCCGCCACGGTCAAGGGTCTGTTGGTCAAGCTCAGCGCCGCGATCTCAACCAGGCGCTGGGTCGCCTTCTCGAACCAGAAGGCGGGGGAAATGTATCGGTAAGCCCGCTGGGCCACCTGTTCGGCCGCGGCCGGGGTCCAGCGGACGTTGATCGCCCAGAGGCCGTCCGGCCGGGCCTCGAGGCCGCACCAGCCGGCGGCCGGGGCCTGGCGGTCCGGGCGCAGGTTGCGATTGTCCGGCCGTATCTCGGGCGTGGACTGGTGCTCGTAGTCGATGACCAGGTCAACCCCGGTTGCCCGCCACCGGGCCACCACCTGGGCCATGCCCGCCTCGTCCACCAGGACGGAGCCGCCGTCCAGGAGCTCGACCCGGCCCAGGGGCCAGATCCGGAACTCGGCCGGCGGCGCCTGGCCCTCGGCGGCCAGGGCGATCTCGATGATCGGGCCGACGCCGATTTGTGAGTCTTTGCCCATTAAATGCCCCCCTCGGTGGCATGCCGGGCCAGCAGGGCCCTGATTTCCTGGTGATCTTCGGCCTGGAGCATCACGTAGGGCCTAGCCGGGATGATCGTCTTGTGGCCCCGGCCGGCCCGGCCGCCGAAATGATGGATGGCCGCGTACTTGAGGTTGGTCCCCACCTGGACATGCCGCCGGCCCGGCCGGGCGTTGATCGAGCGGAGCAGCCGGCCCGACTGGATCAGGACTTTCTTGCCGGCGGCGAAGCGCTTGTACGCGGCGCCGAACTTGCCGCCGGCCTTGACCGTCCGCTTGCGCGTCCTGGCCCGGTTGCCGGCGGTCCACTGGCCCCGGATGGTCGAGGCCTTGAGCGGCCGCCACCTCTCGGGCCGGCCGCCCTCCTCGAAATTGCGCCGGATCGAGGTCACGGCCAGTTGGCCGATGGCGGCCATCGCCGGTCTGAGGTTGCCCAGGCGGCGCTCGATGCGCCGCAGGTCCCGGTCAACCCGCGCGCCGTCGATCTTGATGCTCAGCCCGGCCATCAGCCCTTGACTCTCTCGCCGTTAGGGGTTATCCTGAATTTGCAAACTCGGTCCGGGTCCGGGCCCAATGGGCCGAGGGAGCGTCCAGGGGCCACCCGGAAGGCGGACCTGGATTCCTTTATTTGGCCCATTGCAGCACTCCCGACCGCCATTTCTCGACCTTCTTGGCCTT